TCTAACTTAAGAATGTGGCGGATAATCTGTGCATCACGCTTGGTCTGCCCAATCATGGCAATGCCAATGATGAGTTCAACTGTTACGGCTAGCCATGAGGCTAGCAATTGCCAGTGAACATACGAACCACTGTCTTTAAAGATGTGTGGCTTAAGCCACCAAACTGTACTGAGTCCAGTCCATGCAAATACAAACCACCAGTTACGAATAGCACTTTGAATAGTCCATGATACTTGCTCACTAAAGGTGAGGATGTCGCCAGTATCAGGGTGAACGTACTTACGCTTTAACATTCCTTCTCGCTTTCACTACGGCTATGTCGGTTTTAATTTCCTGTTGACGTTCAATCAATTGATCAACCTTGTTGATTAATCCAGTCTGACCATCGTTGTATAGCGCGTATTCAATACGACTAGTGCGTTTGTCCATCTCGCTAATAATTCCTAGGAGTGGAGTAACCTGTTCATCAATAATCCTATTAAGGTAATGTTTAAAAACAAATGATAATCCTGCTAGCAAACCAGTTAAAACAAAGAAATAAGAATAAACGATAGTGGCTGTATTGCTATTCATTGTTATACCGTTCTAACCGTGACGACAATAGTTCCGCCAAAGTTTGTTAATCGTTTGTCAGGAGATATCTTGTTAATAAAACTTAACTCTTCAATAAGACACTGGTTAGTTTCTCCAGTACGGAAGTCTTGCAAAGTAATAACATCACCGTTGGCTTCAATGTTTTCCAATGCTGCTAACTTGTCATAGGCATAGCCTTCATAACCCACAGTAGCGTTGTATTTATCTGTGTCTACATCAAAGGCTAGTAGTGGAATCTTAATAATACGTTGACGTGGGCTAGCAGGCACAGCCTTCAGTTGATATCCTTTGAATATAGGAGAGACTGAAGTAGTAGTTGCATCGCGGTATAAAGTAAAACGCAAAGCAATGGCATCCTGTGCACCAACAGGATTAGTAATAGTTGATTCAGGTGTACCAATATTGTTATCATATGACACAACATCAGAGATGTTGCCTGATGTATCTACAGTAGAAATAGTCATTGAGCCTTTAGTCAAACCTGCTGGGTAAGCACTAGATGCAGCAATACCAAAGTCACCACGACCTGCAATACGTTTAAAGTTCTTAGGTTCAAGAGTGTTGTATCTAATTAAACCAGTTTGAATAAATCCGTTTGTAACAAGAACACTTGAGTCTTGTAAATATAAACCTAAACCAGCAGGTCCACCTGCTGGTACGGTTGCAAGAAATGCAACCTGATCAGTATTACCAAGAAATGCAATGTCATAAACTGTACCGTTAACACCACTAGCATAAACGTCCTGTCCTGCTGCAAACCTAAGAGTATCAATTTCATTACTAAGATCAATACGCCATGTGCCAGCATAGTTATTAATGCCATCAGTAATTTGAGAACCAAACCATACATAAGAATCTCTAGCAGCAAATCCACGAACAGGCGTAGTAGTAGAAACAATGAGTGGTCCATAATTAAGATAACCAGTAGCCTGATCTACTTGTGCTACACGTACACCTTTATTAGTTCCTATTATAAGATAAGCACCAAGATGTGAATACAAAGCAGTAATGTATTCTCCTAATGGAAATTGAGCAGCCATAATTCCCGATGTAAGAATAGGCATAACGCCACTAGTATTAAGTACAAACATATAAATACCTGAGTTGGCGCCAGCATTACCAGATGCATAAATAGCAGGACCTGCTTCATCAATATCAGTCCATTGCCATGACGTATTAGGATGCGTGTAAACAGGTGAAGGAAGACTGCCTGAACCAACCAGCTCATAAAGTGAATTATTAATTCCAGCAACTAAACGTTGCTTAACCCAATGCATAGCAGATGAGGTAATGGTTGATATACCATGAGTAAACAAAGTTGTAGTTGATCCACCTGCAAGTGGTTTTTTATATACATAACCATTATCAAGCCAATAAACATTTGTGCCGTCAGTAGTAAAAGAATAAATTGTATTTGCTGTAGTAGCAAGTGTTGTCTTAGCACCTGAACCATCTACTAAATAAATGCTGCTATCTAACATGACTACATAATCAACACCGCCTACGTTAACTGACTCAAGATGACGAGCAGCAGTAGTGGTAGTAATTTGATTAGTAGTAGGTAACAGTGTTACTTGTCCGATGTTCCAGGGGTTAACACCAAAAGATATGTTATAACGATACGAGTTAGATGCCAGCGTAGTAGAAAATGGATTGGCAAACGGATCATAAAAGTTAACACCTTGACCAGCATGGAATGAAGACTGGCTACGAAGCCACCAACCTGTGATTGATTGCTCACCTGGATCACGTTGTGTATCAAACTGGTTTTTACGAAATGGTGCAGTGCTTCTCTCATATGGATGCTGATCAGTTGCATCAAGTAAGAACGGCACGCCACCAATGGCGATGTCGTAATCGACACCTGTGTTCTGCCAGATAGTTCCAGTCAAGTTACCAATGTCGACGGCAATGGATCTGGTAGCACGACCTTCGGTAATGTCACGACCTGACACGGTATCTCCTTTAGATTAGTCCTTCATAGGCAAGTTCAAATGTATCTGCTTGTGCGTCAACATCCCTATACATGGGTATAAGGATGGTGACGGGAGTATCCATTGTTATGCTGTTGGTGTTGCTTCTGCAGCAAGAGCAGCCTGTAATGCTGCTTCTATTTTTGCTAAACGCTCATCATGCATTGCTTGGTTTTCTACAGTAACACCAATGCTGTAAAGATAGTCAAGTGTTGGATCTGTAAATGTTGTGCCATCCCACGTAGACCAACGAGCAGGCACTGAGCCATGGTTGCATAGGCATATAACAGTGTCGCAGCCCTGTTCTGTCTTTACTGTTTCTAATAAACCAGAACTGTGTGCAGACTCATCAAAAACAAAGATGTGTTCTACTACATTATTTTTAATAAACGCGTGTTCGTGTTCTTCTAAATGTGACATGTTTTCTCCTTATGACCAATAGGTAACGCGAGCATAGCCAGAACCACCAGCGGCTCCTGCAGCAGTTGCGCTGTAAGCGCCACCGCCTCCGCCACCTGTGTTGGTTGCTCCTGCTGTTGGTGTAGACGATGCACCTTTTCCTCCACCAGCGCCTCCGCTAGGCATGCTACTAGCACCACCACCACCGCCACCACCAAATCCGTTAATCCCTGGTCCGCCTGGTGTAGATGAATATACAGACCCGCTTCCTCCTTGCGAGCCGACACCTGCTGTACCTCCACTGCTGGTTGAACCTGCATAAGCAACAGCATTTCCTCCAGCACCGCCACCCGAACCAGCACCGCCACCAGTACCAGAATATCCTCCACCACCACCAGAACCACCATTGCCGCCAGCAGCGCCACCAGTTCCGCCACCTCCGTAGCCTCCTCCTGAAGCAGTAGCAAGTGAACCAAAAGTTGTGTCTCCACCAGTTCCGCCTGAACCGCCAGCAGAAGCACCAGCGGTTCCAGCGGCTCCAACAGTTACTGTGTATGCTTGACCAGCAGTTACAGCAATAGTTTTCCATACAACTCCGCCACCGCCACCACCACCACCCTGTGATCCAGGTGCGCCACTACTAGCACCACCACCACCGCCACCACCGCCAACAAGGAATACCTCAACAGTTGTGCAGTTAGATGGGGTTGTAAAAGTACCAGTAGACAAGAACTCTTGAACTTTCTGGGTTACTCCGCTACTAGCGGCTGGAAAAACTGTACTTGCCATTACGCTATCTCCACTCCGCTGATATGGAAGTTAACTGTAGTTGCAGATGCAAACCCAGCAATAATTTTAGTTGTAGCAAGTACCTGCTTAAGGTCAAACAATGCTGTTGTGTTAGCAGCAATGGTTGCAGCAGGAATAAGCACTACGCCATCAAGGGTGATGGTGAAGGTTGCTGATGAACCTGCAGTGTTAACCACTGCAATGTTAGTAACTACTGCAGTTGTAGCAGCAGGTACTGTGTAAAGAGTTGTTGATGTTGTTGCCGCTGCTGTTCTAGCCAGCGCCTTAGTTGTTGTAGCCATTAGTTACTACCCTTTCGTTATTAGATTGCGCCCATGATCATCATAAGCAAGTGATCCATTTCATAACCTGAGCCGTCCAACTGAGTATGCTGGGCTGCTTGAATTTTTGTCATACCATTAATTGTTGTAAATGTTCCACCTGATGTAATAGCAGTAGAACCAATAGTAGGTGCTGAGTATGTTGCTGCAGGCGCAGCCCATGCTGCAGTAGTTCCGTTAGATGTAAGAATCCAACCGCTAGTTGTAGCAATTGAAATCTTGCTTGATGTTCCAGCACCAGTTCCTACAAGAATATCGCCTGTTGCTGTGTAAGCAGAAGCAAGCACTGGAGTAGAACCAGCAGTAATTGATGTAGTACGACCATAAGCATCTGTAGTAATTGATGCAGGGTAAACATAGGTTCCAGCAGTACCTGCAGTAGCAAGGTCAATCTGTGGAGTAGAACCACCGCTAGAGGTAATGCGACCTGATGTACCAGTTACGTTGGTAACCGCAGAAGTAGATGAAATAGCAGACCAAACGCTACCCGACCATGAGTACATGGTTGAAGTACCGGTATTCCAATAAGTTGCACCTACAATAAGAGCATTACCTTGATTATCAAGAGTGGGTGCTGTAGAGAATGCTCCAAGGTAATATGTTTTATATGTATTGTAAGTAGCAAGAGCATTAGCAGCCGAAGTAGCAGCAGAAGTTGCAGATGCTGCAGCAGAAGTAGCACTTGTAGCAGCAGCAGTTTGTGATGTTAAAGCAGATGACGCACTAGTAGCAGCACTGTTGGCTGATGTAAGTGCAGCAGATGCTGAAGTGGCAGAACTAGTAGCGCTAGTTGCAGCGGCAGTAGCCGATGCAGCAGCACTAGTCGCTGATGTGGCAGCAGCCGTAGCAGATGCAGCAGCAGAAGTCTGGCTAGTTAAAGATGATGAAGCCGAAGTAGCGGCCGAAGCAGCGGATGTAGCAGCAGCAGTTGCTGAAGCAGCAGCAGATGTTGCTGAAGTTGCAGCAGCAGTCTGACTAGTTAAAGCACTAGAAGCACTTGTGGCTGCGCTAGAAGCAGACGTAGCAGCACTAGCTGCTGAGGTAGCAGCCGCTGTAGCACTGGCTGCAGCAGAAGTAGTAGAACCAAAAATAGTATCAATGTAACCCTTGGTTGCTGCATCAGTAGATGCAGTAGGAGTACCCATGTTAGTTACTTTACTAGTGCCCATGTTAATAGCACCGGTCATGGTTCCACCAGCAAGAGGCAACTTAGTACCCAAAGCAGTGGTAAGGGTTGTGCTAAAACTTGCATCATTATTAATAGCAGCAGCAAGTTCATTAAGTTGATTCAATGAAACAGGAGCACCATTAACAAGGTTTGTAATCTGAGTATCTACATAGTTTTTAGTAGCAGCATCCTGTGCAGAGGCTGGGTCAAGAAGGTTGGTAATTTTGTGGCTACCAGCAGCAAGGTCAGAACCTAGCGTTGCTGATTGAATAGTTGCTGAAGTAACTGTTGCTGATGAAACTGTGCCACCATTAATAGTAGGACTAGTTAAAGTTTTGTTAGTAAGAGTCTGTGTGCCAGTAAGAGTAACTACAGATGTAGACAGTGAACCAACACCAATGTTGGTGAATGTATTGCTTCCACCATCCATTGTCTTATTAGTAAGAGTCTGGGTATCAGTATCTCCGACTACGTTACCTGCAATACCATGAACACCTGATGAGGTATTAGCGTGAGTATTAGGTTCACGCAAGTCACGACCAATAACCATATGACGAACTACTGCACCGGCAGCATGGCTTTGAGCAGAAGTACTATCCGCGCCACGAACAACTGTTAAGTTGTTAGCAGATACTGGATTGGTACTAGCAGAGTATACATCTACAATTTCTTCAAGAGATGTATCTGGATCGATAACAATCGTAAAGACCTGACCTGCGTTTACTGTTGCACCACCTAGCAAAGTAGTAGCAGATACAACAGAGAAGATGGTTGCACCAGATGTAACTGATGCAGTAAGTGTAGTCTGTTGAGACTTGGAAGTATAAATACGAGTTGTCATCTATTGACCTATCGGCTGTAGTGGACGCGGGTTGGGAACTGAAGTTTTTGCTTTAATGATTCTTCTTCAAGACGACTCTGGAAAATTGCTTGAAGATTTTTTGTTACGTTTCCGCCAACACCGTATGGTCGCTTTGATTCAAACTCATCGGCTGCAGCGGAAGTTATAGAGTTACGAGCTGGATCTAGGAATGAAGATAGGCGCCATGTTGCGCCATAAATAATTACGTCACGCATGCTAGAAGGCAACCCTGTGGTTGTCTCAAAGTTATCTGTTTCATTAACCATTGGCACTGGTTGCTTGGCATAAACACAGTGAACAGTACGACCAGGAAGAATGTTGTCGTATAGTGATACAGTCTTGGAGTAGCCTGTGCTAACTCCATCTGGTGTTTGAACACCCCAGTAGGCTGTATCAGCCAACGGATCCCAGCGCCACTGACGAATAGGTAGCCATTCCTTAGTAGGTCCAACAGTCTGCCATGCCATATGCAAGATTTGAATTGCTTCAGATGGAATCTGGTATGTGGTACGAGATGCCAAGAAACTAAAGTCTGTTGCACCTAGTGCAAATACCTTTGGGTATACAGAATTAATAGTGTCATTGATAGCACGGATAACTGATACACGTGGATAGGTAGGAGTGATAACTACTTTTGCGTTAAGCGCATGAGACGCAGCAGTAGATGAATTGTATCCACGACCATACGGTGCAATGGTAACTGTGTTAGCCTGACGATCATAGGCATCTACCCACATCATCTCATCGTCAATTTCAATGATACCTTTACCAATGTTATCGGTAGATGCAACCTGAAGAATCAAATCTCCAGATGTGCAGGCTGCTGTCAGCCAAGTAGCACGGTCTTGACGGTATGTAAATCCTTGAATGTTAAGTTCAACATCGTTGACTAAATCGGTAAGTTGAGTAGTCATTAGGATGCAATCAACCTTAATGCAGTTACGCCTTCAACCCATTTAGATGGGTCAGTGCCTAGTCCTGCTAGTTCGTTACAGATACCGTTATAGTCTTTAAAATCTGTATGCTTACGGCTTGAGTTGTACTTAAGATTAAGAGCATAAGATGTAGCAAGATAACTGGTATCAGTATGAATACCTGCCCATATGTTTGCTGCTGCTTGCTCATCAATGTATTTGTCAACAGTTGGATAAGTTCCACCATTGGCTAAGCGGTTAAGTTCATCACGCTCAGTAGAACCAGGCTTGCCATACAAAGTATAGTTGGTGCCATAAATATTAATTGTTCCGTAGGTAGGCTGTGGCATTACTTACCTTTCTTAGAATGATACTTTTGAACTGCTTTCTTTCCTGCAGCAATTGATTTAACGCCAGCCTTTTGTGTAAGGTCAATAGTTTTTTTAGAATTACCAGGATGCTTAACTACTACATCTTTAGTAACAATGTGTGCTTTGCCGTCTGCTGCTTTAAATGCCTTAGCCATTACCATTTCACCTTGTCTGCCCAATAGGCTGCACTCATCTTGCCTTTAGCAATGTTCGCTGCATGACGTGCTTTGAATGAAGCTTGTCGTGCTGTTGGCTTATGGTCACCGACCACGCCTTGTTGACCAAACCTAATAGTTTTAATCTGATCACCAGACTTAGCCACAACAACGTGTGACTTAGTAGGATGGTTAGGTGTACGCTTTGGTTGGTTAAAGCCAGAGACTCCGGCTTTCTTAAGACGTGGATCGGTTGCCATAATTACTTCCCTTGCTTTTTAGGCATTGCTACTTTTTTTAAATTAGGGTTAGCCTTCTTAGCGGCAGGGCTAGCATTGCGAGCACCTGCTGCAAGGATTGCTCCCGCTGCTTTATTTGAAATACCTTGCTTCTTTGCAATCTGCGCTTGAGCTTTAGAAAAGCCCATGCCTTTTTTTGCGTCAGCCATTACTTAGCGCGTCCGCCTTCAGGCGCAACGTATACACCCTGAACAACCTGAGCAGGACCTGAAGCAGTTCCTGTGTTGTCAAGAGTCTGGTACATTGGTGCTCCTGCTGGAGCAACTCCGCCCATGAAATCGCCTGTGTTTACTGAAGAGTAATCTTTAGCAACTGAACGCTGCTTTGGATTCATCATATCTGCTGCCATGTTACTTTCCTTTTCCGATAGGTGTTGGAGTATCAAAGCCAGAAATGACTGATGCATTCTGACCTGGTGCTACTCTGACTGGTGCTACGATTGTTACTGCTGTTTCTCCGTTGCACTCGCAACCGATTACTGAATTGCGGCACATAATTATCTGCCCTTGCCTGTTGCTGATCCAACGTTACCCTGGTCTTTAGAAACTCTAGAGTTATCTGAAGCCTTAGTACGTGGTGATACAACCTGTCCTGTACATCCGCATGTTGCGCACATAGTTACTTACCTTTCTTCATGATCTTGGAACGAAGGGCTGTATCCATCTTCTTGTCAGCAGAGGCAGATGGCTTCTTAGAATCCATCTTTGCATCCGCCTTCTTGAAGGCTGCCTTTTGAGCGGGGGACATACCCTTCATTGTCTTTGCGTCTTGCTTTGCATCTGCCTTATTTGAATAAGCCATTAGATTGCTCCTACTTCTTTCATTACTTCTACTGTTTTATTATTAATGAAGTTGGCTTTCGGCATCGTTCCACCGTCATAAGGTTTGTTAAGAACCTCTGAGGCTTCGTATGCTTTTTCTACAGCAGCACGTGTTGTGCTTTCAGGTTGGATCCCTTGAGATCTTGCCTCTTTGTAGAAATCTAGTTCTTTGTCCCACTTCTTTTGAGTGGTGCCTGATTCGGTAATGGAGTGCTTGGCATCACCGGCATTAAGTTGAAGGTTTTTAACCTTGCAACCAAAGCAATCATCGCCACACTTAGTGTGGTCTACTACTGCTGCTTCTTCTGAAGGAAAGAGCTCTGTTGATGTAACGTTGCATTTAGAACAACCATAAAGGGATGCGTATTCTTTAACATCACCATCAACTAACTTGTAACCCCACTCTTTAATAAGTGTCGTATGACTGTACTGGGGGCAATCCTGTTGTAATGTATTGTCCATAACCTGCATTCGTAAGTTCCGTCGCTAGAGAATCTGATATCGGAGTTGAGTACCCGCCCTTTAGGACAGTACCTGGATCCGCTGCTGCTGTCTGGTCTTCAGTTGGATAGCGGATTTGATACCACTTACCAGCCTGACGATAGATCGTGATACCACGTGTTAAACGGAAACGGATAAACAAACGTCCGCCACCCGCCGGTCCTTCAGAGGTCGTTGGACCAGTAAAATATTGCTGTGCCATATCGCTCCTTAATAGTGGACTTACCATAAGGCTGGGTTTAATCCCAGCCCTACAGTCAATTAACTATTGGTTACACGTAATCAATAGATGAAGAAGACTCGACACGGTAGAGTGCTTCGTTACGGTATACAGACCAACCTGCAATTCCGTACCATCCGAGTGGACGGTGACGCATCAACTTGTCAACAACTGGTCCGATAACAACGTGGAACTCTTCGGCTACTGCTTCCGCAAGTGCCTGCTGTCCAGCGAAGTAGGTGTTGAACACCTTTGTTACAGGAGTGATTGTGATAGTCGCACCAGAGGTAACACCTGCTGATGTAACAGCAACTGATACTGTGAGGATAAGACCTGTAGTATCGATTGCAGTAACAACTGCACCTGTTCCAACGCCTGTACCAGAAACCTGGTCACCAACGTTGATAACGTTTCCACCTGTAGGAGCAACAATTGCGAGTGTGGTCGCACCTGATGCTGCTGAGGTAGAGGTAGTTGTTGTGAATGTTGACTGGGTTGCACCAGTCTTGTTAGAGAAGAGACGTGGAGACTCGACGTAGAAAGCACCTTCATAGGTACCAAGCTCGCCTGCCCAGATCTCATCATTTGCCTGGTATTCGTGTGGCTGGCGCCATGATCCTACGCCTGTTTCAGCGCGGAGATCGTGGGCAACTTCTGGGTGGATACCTGCCCAGTAGAGTGATCCCTTACGTGGGATAGCCTTGTTTGTACGCAACTTGGCTGTTGCCTTACGGGCAACTGCTGAGTTGAATACGTTGCTTGAAGTCAATGCTGCTGTTGATGTAACAGAAGATGGACGGAGTACGTTGGTACCGGTTGCAAGAGTTGTCTGTGCAAGGGTATCAACTGAGTCTGCCATGTTGTAAGCGATGATGTTAGCAACTGCTGGATCTACATCTGCAAGTGAGAAGAGTTCCAACGCGCGAGTGACGAGCACCGCGTTACCATACTCTTGGAGAGTAATGGTTGTGTATGTTGGTGTAGCGAGCGCTACTGCATCTGGATCCACAGTTTCTGTAAGAGAAGATGTGTTCTGAGTAAGGTCAACGTAACGTTGCAATACAACAGATGAACCAGGAATGCTTTGACGTGCTGGGGTCTTATCTGCAACTTGGCGGATAAGAGGCTGAGCACGAAGGGCGAACTCGATAAGGCGATCATACGCCTTCTGTACGAGACCAGCACCACCAGCGGTACCTCCGAGAGAGGTAGATCCGGTATTGGTATATGCGTTAGCCATTTATTGCACCTCCTAAAGGTTAGAGTTTCGGTTGATTAAAAGTTTCCGCTTTGAATCATACGAATAATTTCTTCGGCGCTTGAAGCGTCGTTGATTCTATTCATAGCATCCATTGCTTTGTCGGGTGTTAAAGCACCCTGAGTAACAATGTCTTGCTGACGTAGTGCCGCAAGATCTGCTTGCTGCTGAGGGTTAACTTCCTCTTGACGCTTACTGAAACCAAAGAGATCACCGTTGTCATCGAGCCAGTGCGAGACTGTTTCTTCTGTGACATCGGAAAGATCATTGAGGATCAATCGAGCAGCCTTAGGATTTACACCCTTTTGATCAAGGACTTCTTTAACTACACGCTCACGCTGCACCTTGGACAATCCCTCAAGTTGCTCAGTAAGTTCTTTGATACGTTTTTCATCAGCACGTTTTGCCTTACGTAGACGCTTCATAGCGTCATCGCCTGTAGGCTGTGTCTGTGTTTCCTCGACATCAAAGTCGTCTTCGTCGTCCCAATCGTTTGTTGCCATAGCAACCGTTCTCCCATTCTGTTATGTGTATCGCAAGCCACATCAATACCCGGGGAAGTATTAATGGATCTCACTACCAGTCTTAATACGCCTCTACCACGCTGGTATGTTGGTAAAGGGATTCTATTTAGATCTTGCCTTGGAGTTGCTGTCCAAGTGAACCGCTGTATCCAGCGGCTGCGTTCGCTCCCACAATTCCAGATTTACCTGAGAACTGTGCGCCTTCTAAGTCTTTAAGTTTCTGTTGCTCTAGTGCAGCAGCACCAGAGTTCTCAAGATACTGTGCTTCACCTTCAGCCTGGTTATAGTTGATACCAGTTTGTGCACCATAGATAGCACTAAGTTTCTGAGATGCAGGAAGTACTTCAGCAATTTTTCCGTAACCTGCTTGTGCCTGAGAGTAAGTAACTCCATATGCAGCAAGAGCTGCAGCAGAAGACTGGCTAGTTGTAAGACCTGCTTGAATAGCAGCAGCGCCGACATCAGCAGTCTGTACTTGACGTTGTAATGCAGGCAATGTTTCATTAGGTGCCAAGAAATATGAGACCAAGTTGCTAGTACTAATGTTAGGATAGAACTGCTTAAGCGTAGACATAACAGTTGGATCTGCTTGTTGAACTTGTGTTACTGCTAAATCAAGACGAGTGTTAAGTTCAGTAGGAGCAATGTCACTACCAATAAGCGTAGCAAACTGTTCTTTAGTAGCAAGGTTCTGCACTCCATAACTTGTAAACAAGTTAGAGTATTGATTCTCAAGGGCAATATAATCTGCTTCTTTTAAAGCATTCATACCCGCTGCTAAGCGAGCAGTGTTACCAGCAAATCTTGCTTGATAAAAAGGCTGGTTACGCAATAGAACCAACGCTTCATTAGGACCAATGTTATTCTGCATTTGTTGCTGAAAAAATGTTGCTGCTTCTGGAATACCCCATTGACTAAACTGTGCTTCCATAAGTGCGTAAGCATCTTTAGTAGCAGCATCAATTGGATTAACAACAGTTACTCCCGCAAGAGGATCGGCTCCATATATTTTTACATCTCCGCCTGCGGCCAGTGCAGCAGTTTTTCCTTCTTGTTCTGCTGTATCGGCTATTGCAATTTCAGGAGAAGTTACAACATTAGTTACTGGATCAACGGTTCCAAGGTCAGCAATAAGAGCATTGTTTTGTGTACTTAAATCATTTATTTGTGCAAAGTCTACATTTGTTTCTGCAAGAAGTGCGGCGTTCTCTGCATTAAATTGATCTAACAATGAACCAGGTACGGCTTTCTTTGCAGCGGCTGCGGCGGCTGCTTTAGATCTGGCTAGTGCTGATGCTTCTGATGCTTCTAAATTAGTAGCCATGTTATCCAGTGAATCCCATCATCTGACCAATTTGATTAAGGTACTGCGACGCTTGCTCACGTGCATTCTGCGTATTGCGCCATGTAGGATCGCTTTTAACTAACTGTGCAAACTGATCATCATTCATTTGTCCCCCATTGGGGCCACCAGTTAATGCTTTCTGAAGATATGGATTAGCAAAATCAACAGGGTTGCTTGTTTCAAGAATAGTATTCAGTTTATCGTTGTAAGGTTTAAGCATGTCTTGCACAGTAAAGCCAGCAGTAAGAGATGAAGCAATGCCCTTATATTTAGGAAGGCTAATTGCTAAGTTGTCAATCTTTGCTGCTTCTCCCTGAATAGTATTGCCAGGTTGAATAGAATTAACTGCTGCTTCAAATGCTTTAGTCTGATCATAATAATCAGATACGCCCATTTGTGCTGCACGTTGCTGCAAAGCAAGCATGTTTTGTGCTAGTTGACCACCAGTCTTTGAGATAGCACTAGGATCTTTACCAGCAGCCATAAGGCTAGGAGTAACAGCAGATACAAGAACCATCATCTTGTCATCAGCACTTGGTCCTGCAGTTTCTACACGGTTACGTTCTACACCCAAACCATCCATTGTAACGGTGGCATTAATAGGGTGAGTCTTTTCATAAGCATTAAGTTGCTTATAGTAATTATTAAACTCATCAAGGCTTGCATGTCGCCCTAAAGTATTTTCCATAAACTTATCTAGGTCAGTCCATGCTGCATCTTTACTAGTGTAGTTAACCGTAATAGACTGACGAGTACCAGCATAATTAGGACGACCATCAATAAGCGATACAGCATTGGTTGTGTTAACACCATTGCTGTAGAAATTAGTACGTGAAGCAGTACCAATAAGACTATCAACAGTTGCTTCAAAAACAGGATCGCTACCATTGCCAGCAGCAATAGATGCTTTGGCTTTAGCAGTAGTTCCACCTAGCCCACCGGCAACAGAAGCAAGTGCTTTCTTTGCATTAAGAATGCTGCCATACTTGCCAATAAGGTTTTGAATAACAGCCTGACGATAGCCAGCCTGATCTGTTGTAATGCTATAACCAGTAGGAGAACTAGGATCAGAATAAACTGCTGCCCACTTCTCTGCTCCGCTACTATCTAAGTAAGCAGTAGTCCATGAACCACTAGCAGAAGTAGGAGCAACAGGAATAATATCTTTAAGAGTTAAGGTAGTTGAGTTGGTAACGCCAATTACTGGCTGGTTAACAACAGTTGAAACAGCACTAGAACTAGTAGCACCAGGCAGTCCACCTGCTGGATTCGTCTTAACAATAGGTTTCTTAACTGCTGGAATAACTGGGTTATTTGGATCCTGTGCCATTACTTAGTTAACCCCGCTTTCACTGTAGTTTTTGACAAGTTATCGAGCAATGGAACAATGATTGACTTTAATGCTTCTGCTACCTGTGGATCTGTTGGTGCATCGCCAGGCTTTGTGGCTCCACCAATGCTTGATATTTGATCAATAGCATCCTGCTTCATCTTTTCTTTATCAACAGATGCGTTAATAAATCCATTAGCAGTTGTATCAACCGTCATGCTTTGTATAGCATTTGATGCATAGTTGTACACAACTTGCATCTTCTTGCGCATTGCATCTGGAATAGGAAAGTCTTTTCGTGATAGCAAAGCACCCAGTCCAGCAAACGCATTTTGATACTTGGCTAGTTGAGTCTTAGCATCACCAACAGTAAGTGCTACTACTGGGTTAGCAGTAAGAATAGATTGCTGTTCTGCCTGAGCATCAGCAATAACCCCTGCTCTATCTGTGCCTTGTATTCTAAGAGCATTAGTTTCGCGGTTCTTAGCATTCCAATATGCTGCTACATCCTGTGCAGTCATAACATCTTGTAAGTATTTAGCCAATGGCTTTTGTGTAATCAGCCCTGTTGACTGCATCCAAGTATAAGTATTAGGATCATACTTGCCCATATCAGGAGCAAAAATCATGGCTGCTGATGCTATACCTGGATCACTATTGTTAACCCACTTAGAGTTATTAAGCATCCATGACTGGGTATTTTGTGTATAAGACTGCAACAACTTAGTCTGCTTGTCATTTTTGCCTATAGCAAAAACAGACATACCTGGATTCTTTTCAGTAAAGATACCTAGTGCAGTTTCATATGGGTCTGATAGACCTTTATCATTACGCAGAACGCCCTGTAAGATGTCATTAAATGCTGCGCTAAAGTTATTAATACCTACATTTTTAAAGACATTAGGTACGTCTTTACCCTCTGCCAATGTAGGTGCAATAGGTGAAATCATTCCCAAAAGAGCACGAAGTCCTATAACGTTATTAACAGTAACATGCAGGTTGTCTAAATAAGTCTGAGCCTTAGACTTGTATTCGTCTGTACTCATGCCTGCAGTACTGGAAGGGGTAAGATCCCCATACCCATGTAGTGCATTAAAAGATATAGCCATCATTGCAGCAGATGCATACTGATGATCCTGCTCATCTTTAGGCAGAAGCTCAATCATACGCTGCACAAAGACAGGTTCTAGTTTGCTTGCAGTTAAATTGGCATTTTTAGAACCAAGCATTACGCTATCAATACTAGTCGCTGCGTCTTTTCCAAAGCCCCAAGGAAGTTTATTCAATAGCATCTTAAGCCCTAAAATAGGAACAGACATTAATGGACCAGAGAATGCAGGTACACCTGCATCAGGTCCAAGAGATGGGCTTGATTGAATTAAGTTCATATTGAAGTTAGCAAACAAAGGTGTACTAACTGCAGTATCAGGACGGTTTAAAAAGAAGTTTAATGTGCCGTTGATAGCATTAAACATTGCTGCATCACCCGGTACTGAGATGTATGGGTTTCCATTCTGATCTTTATGAATGAATCCAGCATTATCTATACCTAGATGTGCTAGGCGAGTACGATACAAAGCACGTGGTAGGTAGTCTTTAAGACGCATAATACGGCGTTGAAACTGCTCTTGAGCACGGTAGAATCGACCAGAGGTCTTGAGAGCAAAGGCTAAGTTAGATTGCTTTGCTGCGCTATCTACAAACTTAAGTACTTGCTGCGCTGCATTCTTCTCAGCCACTTCTACAAAGTGGCGTTCAGAAATTTCCTTTGCAGTCTCTTTGGCATAGCCTTCTTCAATTAACTTATTGTACATCTCTTTCTCAAGAGGAAGGTACTTTTCGTTTAATGTCATTGCTGCTATCTTAAGAGCAGGTTGATTAAACATATAGTTAATCTGAGCGTCCATCATGCCAAGTGCTTTGCCTTGTAGACCGCCATCACCAAAACGTTTGATAGCGTTCATGATTTCTCCGCCTACTTCTTCCTTGCTTTTATTCCACAAGGAATCATGCAAAGGTTCTAGGTCAGACTTAAACTCACCAGTTGGACGGAAGTCACGTGTTAGTTCACGGAATGCATTGTGATCAATAGCATCCAATCCCTTGGCAATAGAGCCACCAGGAGCACTAGCAATGTCCTGAACTGCTTTGACTAACTTATCATTGTACTTAATTGGATCACCATGAAAGGTGGTATACATATCCTGTAGTGCAATCTGCACCCGATTAAGTACGCTTTGTGCTTCTGTTAATCCTTTATCGCTCACATCACGTGCAGTCTGCATAGAGAACTGCTTGTACTTCTTAAACTCTGCTGGTTTTACAATCTCAAGTGTCTCAGGATTCATACCAAAGCGCTTGAGGATTGCATCACGTGCAGCAGCAAAGTCTGCACCAGTCTTTAAAGCATTGTTTTTAATAAAGTTCTCACCGAAATGGAAGCCATCTAGTTTATTAAAACTCTTAAACATAGGAGCCCATACACGGAAGTGTGAATCTGCTAGACCGTCTTCGCCAAGATTATTGGCGATCTGCGCAGGATCTACATTTTTTAAACGACCTGTTGCTTTGTATCCTACTGATTTAAGCATACGCTGGATTTGATTACCAGTGAGTACTGACTGATCTAGTTCCCCACCCATAATGCCCTGTGCCATGGCACTCTTAGCAATAACTGAGTTAACTTCAGCAGAACGAATACCTGTAGGGTACTTTAAGAACTTCTCTAAGATCTGTGCTTTAACAGGATCTCCACCTGAATAACGATCAATCTTTGCAGCAAGAGCATGGATAAGATCTGCATGCTGAGCAGCTTGCCAAACTTCTTGACCATTGACTATGCCACGATCGAGATGACCTTGGACAATTTTTTTATCCATCTGATCATAAACGCTTTTCTCAGGTATCCATTTAGCAGGGTTAATGCCAAACATACTCTTAAGTCCACGTGTGATAATAGGCATCTGTTCATTGTTGCCTGTAAGGGCAATACCTAAACGATTAAGTGCGCGACCTCTAGCCCATCCAGTAATGTTCTGTACCGGTGCAGTAAGCAAATGGAAGATACCCTGCTCTACTGTACCGCGAGTACCCATACGTGGGAAGATAGATCCTGTTGCCCATAGATTAGTTATCTTACGAGCAAAGGCAGAACGTGTAGCGTTGCCTAGTACGTGGTTAATAAGATAAGCAGGCTTTGTTTTAGCAAAATTAAAACCATATGGTGCTAGTTCTGGACCGTTAAAGTCCAATCCACCAATATGTGGCTTACCCTGGTATGCATGAAGCGGACCATTAGTAGTAACCTTGTACATATCTGTTCCGTCTTTAAGCGGATCATGCACAAGTGGGTCTACTTGCTTCCACTCAGATAGATGTTCAGGGTTAATATAAAGATCTTTAGGGTTTGCAAAGGTAGCACTGTCTGCAAACTTAGCACTAAGTACAGCAGCACGGCTTTCTTCTGGTACGCCCATTAAGTTCATGATCTGACTGTATAATCCACGAAGAACTGTTACACGATCTGTAGGATTAGAGTACTCAAAAGCAGCAGTTGTAATATCTGCAGCGTATTTAGGGTATCCAGCAAGACGCAAGTACCTATTAAACACAGAAAGAGTGCTTTTAACATTCTCATCCATAACATTAATAACTTCATGCCCTGGATGCGTCTGTGCCATACGGCTAATACGGCGACCAAGGGTCATTTGACCCTGGAAAGAATCAAGTCTTGCACGGTCATACTCAGTAGTTGGCAATCCAGTTACTGGATCTAGTGCACGACCAATTTCTTCTAGCCCTTTATGACCATTCTTAAGTGCATTGTCTACTTGTTCTTCAGTAATCTTGCCATTAAACAAGTCACTAAGTACGCGGTTAGCACCGCTAATGCTGAAACGTTCACGACGTGCTACAGGAATACCCATGCGCAGTGCAGTTGGACCATCGATGGTACCCATATGTAGTTCTTGAGCGCCCTGCATAGTCTTTGCAAACTCCTTGATGCCATTAGCATCAAAGGCTTTTGCTTTACCAAGGATAGAAAGGAAGTCAGGGTTGTTAATTTCAGGTGCGCTTTGCACAATGTCACGCATGACTGCTGCTTTAGCAACTGGATCTTTGGCTTTATCTGCTTCTGTTGCACGCTGGACCAATGGTCCAAGTGTATTGTCCCACGTATTAGCCAACTGAGTGCCTGGTTTAAAGATTTCTTCTGCATTAGATGCACGAAGTGCAGGATCGGCAATTAACTTTTCTGCCATTTGAGCACCTTTAGTAGATGCTTCTGCTACTTTTGCTCCGCCACCTGTAATGTAAGTAAGAGGATCATGCAAGATTTCGTAAAACGCATCAACTGTACCTGAAGAATATTTCCACTTACCCGTAGTGTAGAAGTGACTATCAGTAATTGGTACGTTAAAAGCAAGACGTGCTAGATCGCGGCCAGGACTAACCTGCGCTCCACGGAACTCATCCATCATGGAATTAAATTCTTTAGTGTTGCCTAGCATGTTTGCTAGTCCAGTATAAAGATCTCCATCAACCTTGCCGTATGAGTCAATGATTTGGCCAGGAGTCTCACCCTTAAGGATACCTTCAGCAATAAATGCATTGGCTTTGCCATAAGTTTTTTGTAGATTAGCAAGCGTACCGTTGTCAAAGACAGCGTTACCGTTCCATGCTTTTTTGTATGTATTAAAATTAAGAGCCGACTCACCTTGTGTTAATTCACGTGCAAACAAATATGGTGCATTAATAACTTTGCTTTCAATACCAGCAGCTTGGTAAAGCGCAATAAGTGGACTTGCTACTGCTTTAATAGTTGTCGAAGCAATACCTTTAACTGCACCAGTAATCCAGTTATCTGTATTAGTCCAAGCAGGAGCACCGTACATGCTCTTAAGCATTGCTTGTGCTTCTTGACCTAGGGCTTTATAGTTTTGTTTAGCCTGCTGTATTGGCAAAGCATTTAATGCTTTGTAAGTCTGCACAGTTCCAGCAATCTGATTAACCATATTCTGCTGGTTTGCATTTAAACCACCAGTTGCCGCTGCTGCATAAAGAGAAGGAGACATGTCCATAACATGTGGGCTTAGGTTAAGTGCTGAAGTATTACCAGCAAGTGTATTAGTTGGAGCAGTAATACCAGTAACTGGCGTGGCAGGCAAAGATGCGCGAGGCCCAACGGCAACGCCGGGAATTGGAGTCATATCTGGCATTACAAACCTCTACTGAGTAATGACCTATACAGAAGTTCAGAGTCTCCAGTTGGATCATTCTGGGCAATGGTGCGAAGAGTGTGCGATGGAGAAATAGCCATGTTAGGCACCTGTATGGCTTCTGATCCTGGTCCTGGACCTCTGTCAATGCCAGCAGTAATTGGCTCGTTAGGACGCTGCGTAGGGGCAGATAAAGGTACAACTGTAGGAGCAGGTGGAGTTACTGGAGCACCGGCTAATGGAGCAGCCTGCTGATTAGCCATGTTCTCTCCGCCTTTTCCATAGCCTAGTCCAGGCATGTACTTAGGTGCTTGAGGTTGCATACCGTCAACGGCACCACCGTCTGTGCGCTTTGAAAGAGCGCCTGGACCTGATACTGGTGCTGGATTAGATGGCTGGCGGTATCCGCCTTGATCTCCTGCCATTATTCATCCTCGTCTTCTAAGAATTCTTCAATTTGTTCTGGGGTTGGATTGCCGTACTTAACCCAGTCTGGATAAGACTCCTTGGTTGTTGCAAACCATAAAGCGTTTTCAACCGTAAAGCCTGCTTTGCGCAATCCTTTGTAGTACTCATTAAGCCAAATGCAATACATTTCTAGTTCGGAATATGTATCTTCAGCAACCGTGCGATTCCGAGTGTTCTTTTTCTTCGGTGCGGCTGCCATGATTACTCCTATCCGACTGTACGACGACTAATTGTTCTTACACTTCCGCTTGCTTTACCGCTAGCATTTAGGCTAGCAAGAATGCTTTGTAACTCTGGACGCTCGGTTGTTTCGCCAGGACCTCTAAACGGAGGGCCTTCTGGATTGCCGCTACCAATTTCTCCCATAGGATTGCCTTGAGGCATACCTGAAGGAGCGCCTCCCACTGGTGCTCCGGGAGCAGAGACGGGTTGCTCAACCGATAATTGAGTACCAGCAGGAGGATTCTCGGGTGTAAATACGTCAAGGATTACGTCTTCTAAGACTCTACCCTTTTGACGCTGCTTAATTACTTCAGCAACCTTATTAATAATCTGCGTTGGATCTTGTCCCTGTGATGCCATTTGTGGAATGGCTTGAGTGTAAGCAGTAAGAGCACCCATAAGTGCTGTACGTAAGTCTTCCGTCTCAATCTTTTCTTGTTCCAATGTAACGTTGACATTGAATGGTAGTTCACGCATAGCCATGTCCTTGGAGATTAACTTACCTCCGAGGGCTTGGAGCATGAAGATTAACCCCTGAGCGGGGTTGAGACCAGCCAGCATGCCGTATCGGACGTCTGCTGAGTAATCGCTCTTAATATCTTTCGATGGCGTATAGGTGATGGCATAAGGAGAACCTGCATCGGTACCACGAATAGTCTTTTCGACATTAAATATCTTCTCATCTACTTCAAAGCAAAGGGAAATAACATCACGCAATGCGGTTGTAAAGATAGCCTGTGTTGATTTAATCTGACTATCGAAGGCTCCTTGAAGAGCCTCAACTCCTGCACCTGTAACAATAGATGCTTTGATGTTTCCGGTACGTGACTCTGGATAACGAGCACCCACACGAAGTTCTTCATTAAGAAGTTGCTGTTCATTGAATGCACCTGCTGGAATTTCCAAACTTACACGGCGTACGCCTGCTGGGTTTGCTGTGCGGATAACCGCATCTCCACCGAGTTGCAACTCTTGAACGTCATTAGGCAGAACGATTGGTGCTTGAACGGATTTTTCTGCGGCTTCCATAGCCATCAAAGCAAATCGGTTACGTAGTAATTGAATACCTAGTACATCGTCGAACTGTCCATGTAGTTCACCATCAACGCTTGGACGCTTTGCAATGATAACCATCATCTTACCCAGTGGGTTAGGTGCTTGGCTTAGTACAAAGTTACTGCGTGATGGCAAATAAAGAACGCTTTGATCTTTGTCATAATAGCGGATCATTTCGATCATGCCATTCATGTCTTGCTTGTACCCATCAGGTCCAAGGATCTGGCGTTCAAAGTCAGGGAACTGGGCTACCAGTTCACCTAGCGTCATTGAGTAACGCTTAACAAAGGCTATGCATCGTCCGTAGCGATCAAATTCTGGATAAGCTCCAAGAGGATTTTCTAGGCGGATGCGTGGCAACTTCGCTTCTTCATCCAATTCAATAATGAACGGGAGGAAACCATAGGTGATAAACATGTCAGCACCGTTGTACATATTGACTTCCATTTCCGAATGACGGAAATAGTTAGAGGCAATACGAGTACGCTTGTCAGCAAACGTACGAGCACGGTCTGATGTTTGGTTTACTGCTGAGCAATTAATTGCAGGCAGTGGTGCGATCATCTCTGCAAGATCGCGTGCAACAACGTCAATAAAGTTTGCTACTACGTTTTGATCAATGCCGTCTGGGAAGAAGTTAGGGTAGACCTGAGAGATCTTTCCCTGACGTACCATCTGGACGTCTTGATTTCGCATGTCACGTGAAGTGTTGCGATAGCGCAACGTCTGTACACGTGAGATGACTTGTGGAATAGTTAGCACTTAGTTGTCCTTAAAAGTTAATTACTACTTGGCTTTAGGTGCAGTCTTCTTGCTTGTAGCCATTGACCTGCTAGGGTTAGTTGAAGCAATCTTTTTCTTACTTGAAGATGTTGAGTTAGGTGCAACTACTTTGCCTTTACTCATTGAATTAGAAAAGTTCTTTGGCATTATCCGTTACCTCCAACTGAACGACCCTGTGGCTTAAAAGCCATCGGAACTTTTGGCATTCCTGCTACATCTGAGTTTCCACCCATATGCTGTCCGCCTGCTACACCAGTAGCATTAGGTGCACCTGCTGCACGAATGTTTACCTTGCCAAGTTCTTTACCAACCCACTCAGCACCCTTACCTACAGTGCCAATAATCTGACCTACGCCGCGCACTTCACGTGCTACGCCGCTTCCAAGGTTTTTTGCTAAACCTGTAACTTCATTACCTGCTGCCGCAACAGCCTTGTTTAGAAGACTCTTGCTAGGAGCAGTTGCTCCTGTTGGCTTGCTTGGCTTTGCTGGCATTGCTTTTCCTATCCGTAAGTCTCGGTCCATTGCTCTGAGAAAGCATCATCGAGATTGATTGAGTAACGTGATTCCATTTGTGACTTAGTAGCCCACCTGTTGGTTAGGTACGGAGACACATGGGTATTCTTTTGGATCATCTCGCGGGCTCTAATGACCGCGAACCACATTGCCATAACACAGTCTGTTGGACCTTTAGTGTCTGGCTTCCATGTAATTAATTGCTGTACTAATGCTTTGATTCCTTCTGAACCATCTGATGATGGAAGTTCAATAAGGTTGTTATCTTGGTGGTTGCCATCTCTCATTGTTCCGAAAAGCGCTGACATAGAAGCCACACCGAATGAAGTGTCCCACTTGTTCTTGCCTGTGAAGTGTGAGTTAAGTCTGACTCCACGTCCGGCAAGCCAGTTACGTAGATCTTCGTCAAGTTCAAAGGCTTTCTGGAATGCGTTGATTTCGACTCTGACTTCTTGTGGCTTGTATTTTTCTGTGTAAGCCTCAATAGCCGCTCGGATCTTTTGATAGTTACCCTCCGCCATATTCAAGCAGTCAAGGACATAGATCTTGCCGTCTACTTTGTTGTACGTTAGTACAACCAATGCTGTCTTACCTGCAATTGCTGGGTCCATACCAATGATGGTGTAACCCTCAACTGATTTGGGATGTCCCACTACGCCAGGTTTTAAAGGTCCGACTCTTCGAGCCCCATTTGTTGATCCCGATACCAGGGCTGGGGGGAAGACTGAATCTTCTTGGATGTCTTCTTGTTGGTAGACAAGAGCCCACGTACTAGGAGTAACCTCGCTACGACGCTTGAAGAGAGTGGGTCCATCCCACTTTGGGTAGAATCCATCTTCATTGGGTGGGACGTCTTCGTCTCCATCCCACGGGACATCCGACTCAGGCCATAGAGTCTGCCAGTCTGCGGGTTCTTGAGCAAATTCCAATACAGCAGGCATGCCCATATAAGTAAAGGGGCTACGGCCACCAGACCAGTGTTTTGGATTACGAAGTTCTTTATAGAAGTCATTAGCCGCAATCCGTGTCCCAACTATGAGAAGTTTACCGTTCTTACCCAAACGGGTAATAACTTCTTTTTGTAGCCAGTTAATCTGCTTGTCCCATTCATGGGCATTGGCAGTTGTAATAACGTCGTCAAGGATGATCAGATCTGCACGTGCGCCGTAGATCTGACCACCCATGCCTAGGGCTTGAAGGGTTGGATCTTTTTCGCTAGAGTTACGCGCATCGCCCCCAAGATAAACCGTGTCAGTTTTCCAAGTGTCTGCGTCCTCTTTCCAGCCCCCCTCTGGACCGTAAGCGTTTTGAAGCTTGAGGTAACGAGGGTGCGAAAGACGCTGCTTGATTGAATACACGAACTCGCGTGCTTTGACTAAGGTCTTCGAAACTACGATGATTCGAACGTTAGGATCAAGGGCGATACGGTAGGTCGAATAGTTCACCGTGATCACAGTGGACTTCGCGTGTTCCGGCGGAACATTGATGAGGAGCCTGTGTCGTTCGGCTGGCTCGTAGATAATAGAAGGATGCAGCCATGAAGGCTCTCTCGACTCCAGTAAGTCTACCCAGTCCTGATGGTGTGGGAATACTGACTGGTCAAGAAACATCTTAGAGAATTCTGAGAATGATAGTTCAGACTTGTCCTTACCGATGCTCGACAAGGAGTTTGTCTCACCTCGATCCTTTGCCTCCGCTAACGCTGTAGCAAAGTCCGAGTCACGCAGTAGCCACTGTCTGACTGTATCAGGCTTCTTACCGATTGCTACCATGGCTTGGTGGGTTGTTGCTCCCGCCTCGACCATGGACAAAACTTTGGCTTTAGCCTCGGCTAGCGCCTTGACTTTAAAGTGTTCTTCTCCTGCTTTGAATGTCATGACAGACCTTTCCCGTCTACAACCGTCCGTCTATAAGTTACTGTCTGTAACAGTATGAGCAGGCTATATAAGAGCCTGCGAATAACTTTACTTCCTATACTGTATTAATCCGTTCAAACAGTCAAAACGAACGTTTTGATGGAAACAATTTTGTGTTTCCTTTGCTACTGTGTTTTCCAAAATAGGACAAACTGGGACATTCTGGTACAGGTGTCACTATGACACCAGAAATATTTAGGCAGAGATACGTCTATGAACGGAAGCCCAGTTAATAACCACCCGGGTCAGACGCTGGCAGACAGGTTGGCTGGTATGGACGGCTGTCTCTGCTGTCCCACAGTCTCCACTATGTTCCGACTGGGGCCAAGTCAGATTCATTATTTTCGTACGAGCCGACTGGCAAACGTTCGGATGGCTGACTGCCTGCCACCTACGGTGGCTGTGGCACCAGCCAGTCCTGAACCTTTACGGCTGTGCCAACCATGCTGATACTGGACTGCTTCTGTCCTCTGTCAGCGGCGAGCGACGGGGTATCTCCCCGCTCTGCAATGGCACGGAACTGAGGCGTGAAGCACCCGCTGCACGACGTATCCAGTAGCAGATTGCCAGCGGTAGCAGAGGCTACTTCCAGTGAAGACAGTGTGCCATTCTCCTTCCTGCCACCCCAAAGGGTGGTCTGAGAGACCGTGGCAGAGCCTAACAGGCTGTCAAGGTCTAATCGTGCGCGGCAGGCAGCGGAGCTGCCTAGATCGCCGCGACCTCTAGCCCTCGGGCGCTTACGTCGCTAAAGGCGACGAGCCCTCGGGTGACAGCCTGTGTCTGCCCTGCCAAAGCGTCGGTCACAGACCACCCCAAAAACGGGGAGGCAAAACAGAAGGAGAGAAACATGTCACACTCAATCGTCTTCACTAACGCGGAAGTAAGCAGCCTCAAGATCGCTACCGCTAAGAACGGCAATCTGTACGCTACTGGCTTCATCGTAGATCGCAGCGAGCACGGTGCTTACACCACCTCAAAGGCGTTCCGTACCTTCGATATTGCAGAGCAAGTGCGGGAGATCCCAGCCCTCGCAGAGTTTGCCGCTCTATCGCCAGAGGAGCAGAAGGCTAAGAAGTCTAGCCGTCCAGTAGTCACCATTACAGGTTGGCTTAAGAACACAGCCGATGCTAAAGGTATCTGGACTGAGACGCTGGTGCTCACAAGCATCACCGCCTAATCCGCGGAGCGGATTGGCTGGCTGCTTCGGCAGTCAGCCTTTCCGTTTGTTGAGTTTGCCAGATCGGCTGACTCTTAACTTAGTAAGGAGAGAATGATGAATGACTCAGTTGTTGTACAAAACGAATTGACTATTATGAATAACTGTGTTGCCTGTATTGAGTTGCATGAAGATATGGTTGGTGGTCGTTGTCCTGAATGCCAGGATAAGTTTGATACCAACCAGACTGTGCTTGCCCATACGATAGTTGACGAAGGCAACGTTATTTATCGCAAGCAATGGTTGGTAGATACGCCTATGCCTAGTGGTCATGACTGGATAAGTTCCAGTACACGTAGCAAGGATGGATCTATCAGGGAAGAGTTCACTGAACCTGTTGTCCATATGTCCGACAGGATCTTTGATGAGGATGAGGATCTGGATGTACCTAGTACTCAGGTAATATGTCAGTGGTGTTACCTACAATGTAACAAGTATGTAGTCTGTCCTAACTGCGAAGGAGTCAACGCATGAAAGGTTTTATTAGTGGAGAAGTAGAAGATAACATTCTTCTACATGCTCAGGAGCCTGAGCATTACTATCTTGCCGAGACTGGCAAGGTCTATTGTGATTGTGGTCAGGCGTTTATGTTGGTGTATAAAAAGAATGTGAACTACACCACATTTACTTGCCCTAAATGTTTGAGTACGGAAAGATAATGGTAGTCGGTGACTGCCCCCTGTGCCGAACGGCAGGGGGCAGATCACCTCAGCGTAAGGAGAGAGAATGAAAGAGTATGAGTTGTGCAGTTGTGAGTTATGCGATTGCCAGTATATAAAGAATGATTGCCCATGTAATGTACGTGAACACTTTGATGATGACAAGCATCCTCATTGGTTAGTTAAGGAGAGCGCACAATGATGTTTTACAATGGCTTTAATATGTTGATTGATGTAGTAATCGGACTTTCTGTATGGTTCTTTACATACAGATCTGCCTGGTGGACAGGCTACCATGCAGGTGTAAGCGATGAGATCGACTTACATGAACACTATGAAAATAAAGGAGAAGCAAATGGCTAAGACAATCGAACAACTAACACGCGAAGTTCTCAAGGAGATTCTTCGTGAGCAACTTAATGCAACAGTAGCACCGGCAACACCAGCAGTTAAAGTGACTCGCAAGTATGTTAAGTCAGGCAAGTATACCAATGCTGCTAAAGCTAGACAGCGTAGCCATCGCGCACGTAAGTTAGTTAAGAATGGATAACGTTTACGTTATGCCTAATGTGCCACGTTACATTAGTCTGCATCGTACATGGTCAGTGGATTACAAGTACATTGTTGTTGATCCACTGCCAGCCGAGTGGGAAGATTACTCAATGGCTGACAAAGAAAGGTGGCTCAGAACCCAAGGTGCATTAACCGATCATAAGTTTCAAGAACATGTATCGATTGACGATGGTAGTTGGGATGTTGACCCCAAGTTAATTGAAGAGTCATTAGCATGAAGAAATACAAAGTGACTATCCATGAGCATGTACTCTGGACTGTTGAAGTTAAAGCACCTGACGTTGAACGTGCCAGGGAGAAGGCAGATGCATTGCGTCTGTCTGAAGATTGGGCAGGTTGGGTGCTTGATGAATCAGCAGGCTGGACTGAGTTAGGAGACACACATGAAGTACAAGAAAGCAATGACGATAGTAACTAGTGCATACCTTGCACTGTGGTCAGTAGTTGCGCCAACTAAAGTTGCTGCTCTTACTACTAAGTATCTTCGACCTACCTGTTTAATACCATACAAGTATTGGACAATGACAAAGATAAAATCCTTTGCTAAAACTGTGATGTATGAACAGTATGGCTGGGATCGTACTGAATACAAAGCACTGAACAAACTCTGGACTGCAGAGTCACACTGGAATCCTAGTGCATACAATGATGTTGTCGGTGATCTTACTGACGGCTCACATGCTGGTGGTATTCCACAATTACTGGCGTTAGATCCACGAACGCCAGCCCCGCAACAAGTTGAGCGGGGGCTGGCTTACATATCACACAGATATGGAAAGCCTTCTATCGCTTGGAGCCATGAGCGAACTCATGGTTGGTACTAACTAACTACTAAATAAGGAGAGAGAGATGCCGGACACAATCAGTACCCCGGTAGTAATAGAGATCGCTGCATGCTATGAATGCAGAGATCAATTGTTTAAGATCCAATCTCGTAATGTTAGGGCGTTTCATACCGCACGCGTTACAACCTATGCACTAGAATGTGATCCATCTTTAGGTGACACTAAAGAAGTATGGGCACACGATCGTTGTACATTTACTTGTACTGTCTGTCGTAAGCGTTCTACTAATACCAGTAAAGAAGGATGGTTTAACGATAGGGATACCTGTCGTCCATGTCATAAGAAGATTATTAGCGAGCGCATTAGTGGTGAACTAGAAGCTATTGTATGTGCAGCGCATGGCAGTGGTCGTGCTTTCTATGACGTTCATCATCCTGGCATTATATGGTCAGAGTTCCGTGATCAATATATGTGTCGCACTTGTTATGACACACCAATTAGATGCAGAGATTGTAATGATCGTATGCATGAGAATGATTGGGACATGCATGATTGTAATGAAGAGAACGATAGTGATAGTAATTTTATTCATAACTATAGTTACAAGCCAGTGCCTATTTTTTATGGTAGCGATACACCTTATGGGTTTGGTATCGAATTAGAAGTAGAGTCAATGGGTTCAGACTTTGACTTTGGTTCTGAGTTAGCACATCGTTCTAATGGTGAGCGTATTTATCTTAAGTATGATGGTTCACTTAATCATGGCTTTGAGATTGTCACTCATCCACACACACTAAAAGAATTCCAGACTAACTTTAACTGGACATTCTTAAGTAAGTTACAAGACCTAGGCTTTAGATCTTGGAACACTAGATCGTGTGGTCTGCATGTGCATGTGTCTCGTACTGCATTTAGTACTGACATAGATGTACGTGGTGACAGTCATCAGATTAAGTTTATGAAGTTGATCTATGACAATGAGCAGCAAGTCAAACGTATTGCTGGTCGTTCATCTACCTATGCTGCGTTCAATGACAAGGGCGGAGTAGTTCGTAAAGTAAAGTCCGGTAGGCAGCGTGATGGCAGATACTCTGCTGTTAATACTGACAACCGTGCAACGTTAGAGATCCGTGTCTTTCGTGGATCGCTACGTAAAGAACGTGTCTTATCAGCAGTCGAGTTTGTTGCTGCTGCTATTGAGTACACCCGTAACCTTCGTGTTACTGGTAAGAGTAATTCATTTGCATGGGTCAGGTTTGTTGGCTATGTCAATGAGAACTCTGAGACTTACCCTAACTTGTTCATCATCTTGAATGAGTTGTTTGAACGTGATCGTATCCCAACTAACACAAGTTCTGAGGAGGACAACTAATGTGTATGTTATGTGTAGTACCACCAGGAGTAACGCCTGATAAAGAAAAGCTCGAAGCATCAGCCCTTAACAATCCGCATGGCTTTGGATTCTCTATTGTTATTCCAGAAGAGAATCGCATCTTGCGCGAGCGCACTATGGATGCTGATGAATCTATTGCCCGGTTCATTAAGATGAAGAAGAAGTACACAACAGGCTGGTCAATGTGGCATGCTCGTTATGCTACACATGGTAGCCGTAACGTTGTTAACTGTCATCCATTCTTAGTAGGCAATGATGAGAAGACACACCTTGGACACAATGGTGTGCTTGATATTAAGATCCCTGCAAAGGATGATCGTAGTGACACACGTGTCTTTGCTGATGATCTGCTGCCTGCCATCGGTGGTGTTGCTGCTTTAGACAACCCATTGATCTGGGATATGTTAGAAGACTACACCTCTGGTTCTAAGATCTGTGTACTTACAGTAGATCCTGTTGCTCAGTATCAAATGTATGTACTCAATGCACATCTTGGCACCGAAGATAAGCATGGTGTGTGGTGGTCTAACAACTCTTGTTACCTTACGCCAATGTCTAGTTACAAACCCAAGCCTCGTAGCATGGTAACAGGAGGTTGGGTTGCTGATAAAGAGCTTGACTTTTTTCCAACGGACAAGAAAGGTAAGCCGCTCGCCAAGAACAAAAATGGATTAGTGGAATGCCCTAACTGTGCTGCTGAATCAGATGAAGAAAGCATGCTCGAGTTAGAGAACACATGCCACTGGTGTATGTACTGCTTTGATTGCAAGTCGCAGTATGTAGATTGCAACTGCTACTATGGTGGCACTCATATGAAGAAGTCAGATGTAGTATCAGAAAGTTGGGGACTAGAATGAAATCATTAAAGCCTTCATGGATACAGCACTATGCCCACAACAGTGGCAGGGGCTTTGACATTGGGTTGTACTACAGCCCACATGACCAGTACTTCCAGATTAGTTTCTTATTCTGGAAGTACTACCTTCGGTTCTTGTGGACTTGGCGATGATGTACATTCTTAAGCAAGCCCATGCGCTGACTACATTAGTAGACGTCTCAGTATATGGACCATTTGATACGCCAGAGATGGCGCATAACTATGCCCAGGAGAACAACCTAGGTAACTATATTGTCGACATTCTGATACGACCTACGTATCAGTAACCGATAGCACTACAGATAATGTGTCCTCCGTTTACCCATTATTTGTGGTACACTATCAACGTTGAGACGGTGGGTTTTGGCTCTCTCCTTTCCCACCTTCTCGACCTTAACAAGGGAGAGTTGTATGGTCTCTATTGACGACCACGAAATACCAAGTCATATATCTTACTCAGCCTTAACTACATGGCTATCATGTGGTTGGCTCTACTATCTTAACCGTGTAAAGAAACTGCAAGAGACACCGGCATGGTGGTTCTATGGTGGCAGTGCAGTGCACCGTGCAGCCGAAGAATATGATCGGATGAATCCATGAGTCTATTAACAGAGTGGAAAAAATGGTGGGATGAAACTGCCAAAGAACGCCCTGAATATGCAGGCGATAAGACTGGCTGGCGAGTAGCATCACCTCGACGCAATCCAGAAGATGAAGACTGGTGGTTCACTAATGGCTACAAGTTTTATGAACGATGGATTGATTGGCGCCAGGCTAACCCCCACTTAACAATGGCTATTACACATACCGGTGAACTAGGCATTGAACTTGAAATGAATCCAGTTGTTGATGACATTACTGTCAAGATGTTTCTTGATCGTGTAATGCTAGATACTACAACTGGTGAATATATTATTGTCGATCTAAAGACAGGCAAGACTACGCCTACATCTGCATTGCAGTTGGCGTTTTATTCTTATGGGCTACGTAAGATCTATGGTATCAATGCAACTAAAGGATACTATTGGATGGCTCGTAAGGGTGAGTTGTCTGATGCGTTCGATCTTGCTGACTACGATGACAGCAAGATCGAAACGCTTGTTCGTATGTTCGACAAGGCTAGAAAGGAAAACATATTCCTTCCTAACTTCGATCACTGTAAGATGTGTGGACTGACCATGCATTGTACGTGGTTCCAACAACCAAAGGAGAATGATGAGTAGCACAGAAGCACCTATCAGCATCACAGTCAAAACACCAGTTGGTAGTCTTGTTACTGTACGTGCTGAATCAGGCGAGGGCTTAGACAGTATTGTGGCTAATGCACTCGCTGCTATTAGTTCAGCAGTAACTGAGCTTGAGTCTGCAGTACGTGGGACACAGGCTGCCCCATTAACACAGGCATCTAACTTGATTGCCCAGTCATTAGGTGGTCAAGTTATCCAGCAAGATACACCACCTTTTAGCCCAGCCCCAATTGGTGGGGGGCGCACATGTCCACATGGAAAGATGACCAGCATTCAGGGTGCATCCAAGCAGGGCGGTGTGTACAAAGGTTACTTCTGTCCATCAGCGCAAGGTGATCCATCTAAGTGCAAGACTATTTACATTGATAAGTCTAACCCAGAATGGAACACGTTCGTACCTGAGCGCATGAAGTAATGAAAACATTACGACGTTCAATCCGTAAACCAGAAGTTGGAGGGGAGCCTTTACCGGCTCCCTTTCAGGCTTTTGAAAAGGCGGGTATTGTTATACGCCGTGCTGAGGTTACAGTAATTGCTGGCACACCCGGTGCTGGTAAATCATCTGTTGCACTACATATTGCAGCCCGCTTAAAGCAACCAACGTTGTACTTCTCAGCCGATACCAATGCACATACAATGGCTATGAGATTGCTAGCCATGACAGGTAAGATGACGCAGCAACAAGCAGAGATCATGATGAAAACCAGCCCTGATACTGCCGAGTCTATCCTTGCAGAGAACAACCATTTGTATTGGTCGTTTGAACCTAGCCCTACACTTAAAGATCTTGATGAGGAAGTGGCTGCCTTCGAAACTATGTGGGGTAGAAGCCCCACACTTATAGTAGTAGACAACTTAATGGACATTGCAATGGATGGACATGAAGAGTTTTCTGCTATGCGACAGATCATGAAGGAGTTAAAGTATCTTGCAAGAGATACCAATGCTGCTGTGCTAGTGCTGCACCATACGCAAGAAGGATCGCAAGGCTACCCATGCCAACCACGATCTGCTTTGCAAGGTAAGGTAGCGCAGGTACCAGCAATGGTATTAACTGTGGGTCAGATGCCACTGCCTACTGGATTAGACTATTACTTATGTATAGCACCAGTAAAGAATCGCTATGGTAAGGCAGATCAAACAGGCAATACGTACGTTCAATTATCATTTGACCCAGCTTCTATGTACTTAGAAGATGTGATCAGAGATTACAATAGTAATTATGATCAGGAGATGATGGTTGTATGAGCAGTTGCAACATGTGCTCAGCAGTTAACAAGAAGTTACACAAACGTTTGTACCTAGAGTACAAGATCTATGTGTGTACTAAATGTACTATTGAGCATCAAGATCAATTAGATATGGAGAAAGAACTAGCGTGACTGCAGCCAAAGCAAAAGGATCCAAAGCCGAACTGGACATTGTTAAATACTTAAAGCAATGGTTCCCTTATGTAGACAGACGTTTGGCTGGTGCAACGTTAGACAAAGGCGACATTAGTGGAATACCTGGTGTTACTATTGAGATTAAAAACCATGCCAAGATGGACTTGGCTGGTTGGACAGAAGAGTTGTTAGTCGAGATGGCTAACGATAACGCATGGACAGGTGTAGTGTGGCACAAAAGGAAGGGTAGGGGAAGCCCTGCTGATTGGTACTGCACTATGCCCGGACATGTATGGGTAGATTTATTAAGGAGAGCACTTGGACAAACACAGCATTGAAGATTACCTAAACCATATTGGTGCTACTATTCCTGCTAGAGGCAGTGGATGGCGCAAGATGCGCTGTCCATTCCACGATGACAGTAACGCTAGTGCTGCAGTTAACTATGACATTAACAGGTTTAACTGCTTTGGTTGTGGCGTAGCAGGTGATACATACGATCTAATAATTAAAGAGAGAGGCGGTACATTAATTGAGGCTATCGAATTCGCATCGACAATTTCTACTACGGGCAACCCAGCAGTACGCTCTGCACATAGACCAAGCCGAGGCGTATCTATTAACAAGGCAAATCTCGGTAGACGAGGCTCGAATGTTTCACTTGGGAGTGGTCGTAGATCCTCTTCCGGGTCATGAACAATTTCTAGGCAGAGTTGCTATTCCTTATGTTACGCCTAGTGGTGTAGTAGATATTAGGTTTCGTGCGATGCACAATGAAGAGCCTAAGTACATGGGCATGATGGGTGCTAAGACTACAATGTTTAATACTCAGGCTTGTTTTGCTGCAAGCAAATACATCTGTGTAACTGAAGGTGAGTTTGATGCAATCATGATGGGTGTCAAGACACCGCATCCAACGATAGGTATACCAGGTGCTAATAACTGGAAGCCACATTACAGTAGAATCTTAGATGACTTTGATATGGTTATCGTCCTTGCTGATGGGGACAATGCAGGTGCTGAGTTTGGCAAGAAGATAGTTCGTGAACTACCTAATGCCAATGTAATAACAATGCCAGAAGGTGAAGACGTAAACAGCGTCATCATTAAACTAGGGAAAGAGTGGATCGATGAGCGAATCAGAAATTGTATTGCCGCTTGATGAAAGTATATGGGAACACATTGAACACATGGAGGGTAGTATTGGGATCAATGTTTCGGAAACTAAGACGCTGGATCTTCTTGGCGCTTTGTATGATATTTATTTTGTCAGCAAGACCGAGCCTAAAGAAGGGCAAGAACTCCTTATCGGACTAGCAGCCCTGCTAGTGGCTGCCCCTATGGGGCATGCCGAGACCGTCTGGAAAGAACTACAAGTCCGTGAGTCTATGAAGAACTTTGAACTACAAGTAAAGGAAGTACTAGACAATGAAGGAGAATGAGATCGATGTCATCCTTGCAGAACTCAAAGGAATCCTACTTAAAAAGCAGCAAGACTACGGTCCGCTTAACATATCACTCGCTCCAGGCGGACCTTATAATGGTCTACGAGTTAGAATGTTTGACAAACTTCAACGGTTCAGTCACCTGGTTGACACGAATAACGACACGCCCAACTACGAAAGTCTTAGAGATACCTTCATTGACTTAGCAAACTATGCCATAATAGGCATACTAGTCCAAAGTGGACAGTGGGAAGGCTTGCCAAATGGAAAGAGTAGTAGTCCTATCAGACCTACAGATTCCGTACCACGACAAAAATTCGTTGACGACAGTCGTGGACTTTATCAAGGAGTACAAACCCACCCAGTTGTGGTGCGTGGGTGATGAACTTGATGCACCAGAACCTAGTCGTTGGAACAAAGGATTAGCAGGAGAATTTGCACCAACACTACAAAGCTCTATTGATTTAACCCACGAAATTATGGCTGACTTTCGAGCGGCGCTCGGTAAAGGTAAGCCATTTATTATCCAGCGATCCAATCATACCGATAGGATCCAGACTTACATCCGTAAGTATGCCCCAGCGTTCGGCAGTCTCCGCTCGTTAGAGATTGAAGAACTACTGGGGTATACTTCTTTAGACATCCAGTACCTGCACAAGTTCAAAGAGTTGTTACCTGGCTGGGTAATGGCTCATGGAGACGAGGGCCGAGCAGTGCAGGTACCGGGTTCAACAGCCCTAAGCCTAGCCAAGAAACTTGGCAAGTCTGTAGTCTGTGGTCACACGCACAAACTTGGTCTGCAACATGAGACCACAGGTTTGTATGGCAAGAACAAAAGTGTCTTTGGTTTAGAAGTAGGACACCTTATGGATATGAAACAAGCCACTTACTTAGCCAGCGGTGTCGCTAACTGGCACCAAGGGATAGGTATCTTAGTCGAAGACGACCGCAAGGTAACCCCTTATGCTGTGCCTATCATTAATGGGGACATTAATCTTCCATGAAATATTCCATTGATGAATGGCTAGAGTATAAAGACATGATGATTCGAATAGCCTCGGATTATAAACGCAAATATCCTATGGTTGAACTAGATGATCTACAACAAGAGATGTATCTGTGGTTTGTGTCACACCCTAAGAAGTTTAAAGAGTGGTCAACGCATGAATCAAAAGACAGAGACAAACTTATTGCTAAGTCTTTGCGCAACCAGTGTTTAAAGTATTGCGAAAAAGAAAAGGCACGTAAAGGTGGTTACGATATTGCTGACGTGTATTACTACAACGCAGCAGTAGTTGAAGTTTTTTTGCCTACAATTATTGCTGAGTCATATGAGATGCCATCTAAACTTAAAGACTTGGGTAGTCAAACTAAGTCAAGTGAAATCAATGATGGCATGAACTGGCTAGGATTGCGCTCAGATATTGCTCGGGGTTACTACCGGCTATCCGAAGCCAAGCAAAACATACTACGCCTACGTTTTAGCGATCCAGATGCACCTTGGGCAAGAGTTGCTGAGGAGTTAGATACTACGTTAGATGGTGCGCGTATGAAAGTTCAACGTGCAATGACATCATTGATTCAATCTATTGGAGGATGGAGACCCTACCATGACGAAGACACCACCGAACAGAGCACAGAAGCGCCAGTTGATGACACAGAAGAATGATGATGTCATTGTTTGTTGGTGCGACAACGGCACTACTGATGGCAAGTTTACCGAAGGGTTAATCTATTCAGTACTTACATCTGATGTGCCTATTAGATCTGCCATGCGAGTACAAGGCAATCAGATCGGCAGACAAAGGCAGAATGCCTTTGACTTTTGGTACGATCACACAGACTTTAACTGGATTCTTTGGGTAGATAGTGACATTGTTCTTACTGAACAAGCTCTGAGTGCAGTCTGGAATGAGTGTGACCCTACGACTAAGCCAGTAGTGACAGGCACTTACTTTGTATCTAAGGAAAATGAGCAGGCATTGATGACTCCATTCCCTGCTTTGTTTAACTTTACTGATGATCCTTATAAGTTGGCTTACGTTCATCCATTACCAGTCAATGCACTAGCCAAAGTGGGCGCTGCTGGATTTGGCTTTTTGTTTATGCATCGTAATGCAGCAACTAAAATGCGTGAAAAGTATGGTTCTGTTCCATTCTTTAATGAAACTGGAGTAGGCGAACAGTTCGTATCAGAGGACATTAACTTTTTCCGCCTTATGAAAGAAGCAGACGTTCCACTCTATGCACACACAGGAGCAACGGTTCAACATATGAAACGTTTTTCTTATGACAAGGCATTCTATGACATGTTCTGGGCTGCTCAAAAGCAACAAGAAGAAGATCGCTTACAAGAGTTGGCTGACTTAGATGACGAATGATCTTAGGGGTATCCCTACTTTTGCCTGTATATGTGGGTCTAAGATATTTCAGGTAAATCTTATGTGGGATGAGGAGACAAGGTTACCTGGTTGGTATGACTTGTCTCAAACTTGTTATGAATGCGGAACAGTAACCACGGCTCCCACCCCTATTGACAAGGAAATGGACTGTGCCTAGATATGACTATCGCTGCACCGTTTGCGGTGGGCAACAAGAGATAACTAAATCCTTTGGAGATGATGCTGTCCCTGTCTGTTGCGGTGAGTCTATGACTAAGGTATGGTCCTCTACACCGGTGCACTTTAAGACCGGCGGGTTCTACTCAACTGGAGGATAAGTGAAGCGATTAAAACATTACTTCTTCTGCAAGAATTACCGCTGGATAGTGGTAACTGTTAAGGAAAACTTCTGGAAGGTTGAGTGTACTAAGTGCGGTCATAGGACGCATTTGTGAGCGAAGACTGGAGAGCCAGTGCTAACTGTGCTGGACTAGATGTCGAATTATTCTTTGTTGAAAAAGGACAAGTAGATGATGCAGTTAAAAAGACCTGTGCTAATTGCACGGTAAAGATAGAATGTGCCACCTTTGCGGTGTCCATTCCAGAAATCCAAGGGTTCTGGGGAGGTACTACCACCAGACAGAGGCAGCATATACGTAAAGGTAGGCAGAAGATCGCCCCCACAAGGGACGATCTTACTGTACAGTACAGGTAAAGTCAAATCGAAATTATAGACAAATAAAAAAGAACCCCCTTCCCTAGTAAAGATACTAGGTCGGGGGGTTTCGTGCCTCAGAGGGGCCTTAGAAGCCGTTTAAAGGCTATGCGGTAGGTGCTGGTGTAGCAGGTGTTGCCACTACTGGAGCCGCAGGAGTATTAACTACCGCAGTAGCAGTAGCAAGTGATACCTGTGGAGCAGGGAACTGGTCTGCTGGGTTAGCCCAACGCAAGATGACTGGCAAGATTGCTGCGATGCCGGCATCAACGAGAGCCTTTGGTGTGTGGTTGCCTAGCATATAGCAGGCAGTAACAGCACCAATAAATGTATGGGCGTAAACTGAGAAGACTGTCCATACCTTTGGAGAGACATTGAATCGATTCATTTATCCTTCTTCCTTGAGCATTTGTTTATGACAAGCCGGGCAGTAAAAGACCCAGCCTCTATAGAGTACAGCACCTACGGCTTGGCAGCGGTAGCAACTAGCGTGTTGATAGATTCTGTACTCAGGTAGATCTTCGTCCACTACGCCGTCCACTTAGGGCGGATGACAGCACGGACTAGACCCGGATAACGGACCTTGGCATAAACGCCATCACCGTTAGACTGGTTAACCCCGATGTGATCAGGGCCTGTATTGCCTTCAATCGTTGGCAGAAGATGGGTGTGCGGGTCAATTGGACCCGTAGCAATACCTGTGTGTTCGGCTACGCCTGTGTGGTTCCAGTCAAAGAGAAGTACATCCCCTGCCTGTACCTGTGCAATAGGAACAATCATGCCCTTGCTATGCGCCCATGACTCTAGGGCTGGGCAGTAAGCAAACTTCTCAAGGGCAGGCAGTGCATGGGCTTGGTCAAAGCACCACGATACAAACATGGCGCACCATGATTCGTGGTTCATGCCATACCAAACGCCAAACTTGTTGTCGTTGTTGGTGCCTTCTTTGTAGCCAACCTGTGACTTAGCTGCTGTTATTACTGCTAATGCTTGTGTGCTCACTCTGTTTCCATATCTTCAATAAGATCTTCTAGGTGTTCAATCTCTTGTTTTTCTAACTTAAGAATGTGGCGGATAATCTGTGCATCACGCTTGGTCTGCCCAATCATGGCAATGCCAATGATGAGTTCAACTGTTACGGCTAGCCATGAG